GAAAGCCAAGGAGTCGGGGCGGTTGGTTCATCACGCCGATGGCTCGATTGATGCGGCCGCGTCCGATGCGCGCCGCGCCGCGATGACGGACCCCGCCAAGCAACGGGGTGAGGCAAAGAAAGCGCCACTACCCGCACCCAAACTAAAGCCGGTCCCCGACACAGCGGTATCGACTGTGGGTGAGACATTGCGCGAGGAAGGGTTGCCCGCCCCGGTCACTGGCGGAGGCACAACCTTCCTGCAGGCCAAGACCGCCAACGAGGTGCTGAAGGCGCAGGAGCGCAAGCTGAAGCTGGCAAAGCTGAAGGGTGAGCTGATCGACCGCGACCGCGCGGTGGGGCTGGTCTTCCGGCTGGCCCGTGAGGAGCGCGACGCCTGGGTGACTTGGCCCGCGCGGGCGGCGGCGCTGATGGCGTCAGAATTGGGAGTGATGATCGCGGATCACGGGAGTCTGGAGCCCGTCATGATGCAGAAGGTTCTGGAAGCCCATGTCCGTGCCCAACTCGACAGCCTCGCGGAGGTCCGCATCGACCTCCGCTGAGACAGATAGCTTTGATGGTTCTGATCGGCTTCTGCGCAGCTGGGGCCGGGGGATGCGGCCGGACGCCGATCTGACGGTGTCGCAATGGGCCGATGCGCACCGGATGCTGGGGTCACGCGCCAGCGCTGAGCCGGGGCGCTATCGTACAGCGCGCACGCCCTACATGCGTGAAATTATGGATGCGTTGTCGCCGAGTTCCGCCGTCCAGCGCATCGTATTCATGAAGGCGGCACAGGTTGGTGCGACCGAGGCTGGAAACAACTGGATAGGCTTTGCCATCCACCAGGCACCGGGGCCGATGCTGGCGGTGCAGCCGACCGTGGAACTGGCGAAACGCAATTCGCGCCAGCGAATTGATCCGCTAATTGAGGAAAGCCCGGAGCTGCGCGAACGGGTGAAACCGGCGCGCTCGCGCGATGCGGGCAACACGATGCTGTCGAAGGAATTCGCGGGTGGCATCCTGATCATGACCGGGGCGAACTCGGCCGTGGGGCTGCGCTCGACACCGGCACGCTACATCTTTCTGGACGAGGTCGATGCCTATCCGGCCTCGGCCGATGATGAGGGGGATCCAGTCAGTCTGGCTGAAGCGCGGACCTTGACCTTCGCGCACCGGCGCAAGGTATTCCTAGTCTCGACCCCGACGATCCGGGGTCTAAGCCGGATCGAGCGGGAATATGAGACCAGCGATCAGCGCCGGTTCTTCGTGCCGTGCCCGTATTGCAGCCAGTTCCAGTGGCTGAAGTTCGAGCGGCTGCGCTGGGACAAGGGGCGCCCTGAAGCGGCAGCATACCATTGCGAGGGCTGCGAGCGCGCCATCGCTGAACATCACAAGACGGCACTGCTGGAGGCAGGCGAGTGGCGCGCAACCGCTGTTGCCGCCGATCCCGGCACCGTCGGCTATCACCTCTCGGCGCTGTATTCGCCGATCGGCTGGCTCAGCTGGGAGCGGATCGTGCGGGCATGGGAGGCAGCACAATGTTCGGATGAGGCCATCCGGGCGTTCAAGAACACGATCCTTGGCGAGACATGGGTGGAAACCGGCGAAGCGCCGGACTGGTCGCGGCTCTATGATCGCCGCGAAACATGGAAGCCGGGCATCGTGCCTGCGGGCGGGCTGTTCCTGACCGCGGGAGCCGACGTGCAGAAGGACCGGATCGAGGTTGACGTCTGGGCTTGGGGTCGGGGCGGAACAAGCTGGCTGGTCGATCATATCGTGATCGAGGGCGGCCCGGACCATCAGGGCGCGTGGTTGGAGCTGACAAAGCTGCTGGACCGGACATGGGCGCATCAGTACGGCGCGTATCTGCGCCTGGCCAAGCTTGCCATCGACACCGGCTATGAGGCTCCAGCCGTTTATTCCTGGTCGCGGCGGCAAGGGGTGGCGCAGGTTGCGCCTGTCAAAGGCGTCGAAGGGTTCAACCGTTCGAGCCCGGTGTCGGGCCCAACCTATGGGCACCTCGATTTTTGACTGTTTTCGCGGCAACTGCATAGCAGGTTACGGCTGAAGCGATTCAGCGGCCTTCATCAGACCGATTGTTGCCTTGGGTTTGATGATGTGCCGCCCATTTCGCTTCTCGGACCTTAGGTTCAGGGCCATTTTTCGCGATGCGCAGGACGATCTGCGTCCTTGGCCGGCCGTGTTTCAGGCTGGGTGAGGGTTGATGCGGCCCAGTTGGGCGAGACGGCGCATGTTGTAGGTGAGATTCTTCATCCCGATTTTGGCCTTGGCCCGAACCAGACCGATCGTGCGCACGAGGGTGCCGCCCATGTCGTTGGCTTGCGCGCCAAAAATATGCTCGACCCGGACCCGCACAGTGGACTTGGTCCGGTTACTGCCCTTGGCCTGTTCAGTCAGCGGCTTGCCGCGCTTGCCTTTACGGTGGATGTAGCTTTTCAGCTTGCGGTCGCGCAGCTTGGCCTCCATCTCCTCAGATCGATAAGCCGCGTCCGCCCACACGCCGGACCCGGTATTGCCCTGCATCAGCAGGTGGTCCACCGTCTGGCTGTCATGCACAGCTGCGTCAGTGACGTGATAGCGGCGCACCAATTTGTGGGTGCGGTCCACGTTGATGTGGTTCTTGTAGCCGTAATGGCTCTTGCCGTGTTTTTTCGTCCAGCGCGCGTCCACATCCTTTTGCACTCGTTTCGCTGGCTTATCAGCCCAATCCTCGGGCACCTCGCCCTTCTTGATCGTAGCGTTTTCATCGCGCGTATTGTGATTGCGCGGCACCGGCACGATGGAGGCGTCCAGAATCTGACCGCCCCGCGCAATGTAGCCCCGCCGCGCCAAATGACCGTCGAACAGCTTGAATAACTCCTCCACCTTGCCCGCCTGCGCCAGCGCATCGCGATACAGCCACACCGTCTTGGCATCCGGCACCCGGTCCCCAAGGCCCAACCTCAGAAACCGCATGAAAGACAACCGGTCGCGGACCTGATATTCGATCTGGTCGTCGGAAAGGTTGTAGAGCGCGCTCAGAACCAGCGTCTTGAACATCAAAACCGCGTCCATCGGCTTGCGTCCCGCGCGGGACTTGCGATCCGCATCCGGCTTGCGCCAGGCTCGCTCAAGGGTGGGACGGAACTCCTCCCACGGCACGACGGTGTCAATCTCGACCAGCGGGTCCTTCTTGGCATCCAGACTCGCGTAACGGTCCGAAAGATCGAAAAAACCCATCTGCGCCATCGCCGCATCCCCACTGCCGGTTCACTGTCTCACTATACCGCGGTGCAGGGGGGGGGCAATTTATAGAGGTGCCCCTATGTCGATGTGACCGACGCGGGCAAACGCCTGCGCCGGGGAGCGCGGCTCTGGACCGTGGCGGTCTCTACCTTCAAGGCGGAAACCTACCGCCATCTCGGCCTGCCGCGCCCGACAAAGGAGGAACTGGCCGAGGGGGCAACGCATCCGCCCGGCACGGTGCACCTGCCGGATTGGGTGGACAGCGAATGGCTCAAGCAGTTGGTGGCCGAGGAACTGGTCACTGTGCGCACCAAACGCGGCTTCGCCCGGCTCGAATGGCAAAAGCTGCGCGAACGTAACGAGGCGCTGGATTGCCGGGTCTACGCCCGCGCGGCTGCCTGGAGTATCGGGGCAGATCGCTGGTCAGAGGCGCGTTGGGTCGATCTGGAGGCGCAGGTGGCAGGGGACGGCAGCGACAATGCGGATCAAGATAAGAGTGCCGCCGCAGGATCCATTCGTGCAGTGCGCAGTCCGGCGCGGCGGCGCTCGATGCCATCAAGTTACATGAGGTAAACATGCCGACAATCACTGATCTTAAAACCCGCCGCGAAACTCTCGCGTCGCAGCGTTCCAGCGGTGTGGCGCGGGTCAGCTACGACGGCAAGACCGTGGATTACCGCAGCATTGCCGAAATCGACCGGGCCATCGAGGTACTGGACCGCGATATCGCAGCGGCCGAGGGGCGCAAGATTATCCGCCAAGTGCGCGTTATAACCAGCAAAGGGCTGTAACGCATGGGCTGGTTTGATGGCTTTCGCCGCCGGGGAACTGGCGGCCCAAAAGACGTGCGTGCGCGACTGGAAGGGGCAATGTCGCAGCGGCGCTTGCGGGGCTGGCAACCGCCCTTGGAAAATATCAACTCGCTGGTCGCCTCGGGCGGCCCGCGTCTTTTGGCGCGGTCGCGTGAGTTGGTGGTAACCAATGGGGTAGCGTCCCATCAGATGGTGTAAATCGTGCGTGCCGTCTCGGCTGCGATCACGGTTTCAGCTGCCCACGCCGGGCAGGCTGAGAACA